CGTCGTTCTCTCGTTTATAAAAGTTAAGAAAGGATAATCAGCTATGAAAGAAAAACTCTCATCTGTCCTTGGATGGTTCGGCTATGTTCTCTACATAGCTATCCTCGCTGTATTTGTTGTCGTCCCAGTCTCAACTATTGGGCTGCCACGATGGGTGAGCACAGTGCTCATCTTCCTCTGTTTCTTCTGGCCGTCGCTTGGCTCTGTTCTTGTTTTCGCTGCATACATATGGGGTCTCGTCGTCACTCTTGGACAGCCGATTGATAAGTGGTCTATTGTTTTCTTTGTTGTATTTGCTGTGTGGGTTCTGATTCGCGTAGCCCCCATCGTCATTGCCTCTATCGCCTCACGGCGCGAAAACGGCGATTGAGTGAATCTGCTTTTTATTTAAGTCACTTAGAGTATAATTTGAATTAGTTAATTTGTCAAGCATTATTTTTTAAGTGGCTCAATTTTTTCTTGACTTTCTTTTCTCTCACTGTTATATTGATTCTCGAAGGAGGTGATAAGTATGGATACTTTAGGCACCCGCATCGAGCAAGTATTCAAGGCTGTGGGAATAAAAAAGATAGATGCCGCGCGGAGATTGAATGTCTCTTCTGCATTCATTACTAAACTTTGCAAGGGCGAGACCGGAGCCAGCGACCGCACGATCTCGGACATCTGCCGTGAGTTCGGCGTCAATGAGCTGTGGCTGCGGCATGGCGACGAGGGCGGGCCGATGTTCAAGGAGCTCTCCCGCAAGGACGCTATCGCCGCCTATATGGGGCAGCTCCTCGGCGGCCAGCGCACGGAGCTGGAGGAGAAGATCATCGAGTTCATGGGCCGCACCACCGTCAAGGAATGGAACATGCTCCTTGACATCATGCGTCCCCTCGCCGAAGAGATAGCCGAAATAGAAAAACCGCCCGACGCTTAATGCGCCGGGCGGTTTTTCTTTCTCACTCCATCATGTTGTCAAGCATCAGCAGTATGTACCTCAGCTGTTCCTCCGTTGCCCTGTTGAGCCTTTCCTCTATCAGTCCTCTCATTGCGTCCATGTCCTCCGGCCTCTCCTGTATGCCGGGCAGCACCGTCTCCGGCAGCACCCGCAGCATCCATACATTCCGATACATGTAAGTCTGTACATCGCGCTACACATCCCTTTCCTTGACATTTTTTTCTTAACGGCGTATATTGTTAATGAACTGTTAACGGCAGCTTTCTTTTCCTGTCCCCATACTATTCCGGCTTTCGCCCGCCGTCAACGCCCACTGTTGTCTTTTCCCTGTCCAAGTTTGCCGACAGGTTTGTCATATAATTTTTTTGAAGGAGGATGTGCTTTTGTTTGTTAACCGAGAAGACGTGATCGACCGAATATGCGCGCTGGTCGAGGCCAGCGGACATACATATACGGAGATCGCCGCTCATTGCGGCGTGGATGCGAGGACCATCCAGCGCAATCTTAATCCCAATGCCAAGAGCCCGTCGTTCGAGCTGCTCTGTGACATCATCGTCTTCTGCGGCGGCAGTGTCGATGCCGTCATCGGCCTTGAGCATCAGGGCGACAGGATCATCACCGTGGCTAATGAGCCGCTGGAGGCGCAGCTGCGCGCCGAGGCTTGCCGTGAGCGCCGCCGTGCTGAGCGTGCCGAGCGCACGAAGAGCCTGCTCATTGCTTTCTTCATCGTTGTTTTAATCGTTGTCATTGTCGACCTGCTCAATCCCAACGTCGGCTGGATCAGGTACATTCTCACCCCGCAGGCTGCCGCCTTTTCCGAGAATACCGCCGCCGTCATTCTCAGCGTCCCTTGGAGGCTGCCATGAAAAAGAATGTTCACGGTGCCTACATCCTTGCCCGCTACAGCACCGACCGGCAGGATGAGGACAGCATTGATGTTCAGGTGCGCAAGTGCTCCCTCTGGTGTGACGAGCACGGCCTCCCGGTCCTTGACGTTTTCGCCGACCTTGCCGTCTCCGGCATGAAGGATTCCCGCCCCGAGTATGACCGCATGATGGCGCAGCTCTCCCGCGGCGGGGCCGACACTGTTGTTATCTATGACCAGTCCCGCATGTTCCGCAAGCTGACCGCGTGGTTCGACTTCCGCGAAACGGTTGAGCGCTTCGGCGTCCGTGTCGTCTCCGTCACTCAGCCGATGGTTGGCGGCGACCTGCGCGACCCCACCAACTTTCTGACCGAGGGCAGCATGGCTCTCTTCAACCAGATCTGGGTCTTGCAGACGCGGCAGAAGGTCACGGAGAAAATGCGCTACATGGCGCAGCAGGGGAAGCATACCGGCGGCAATCCGCCTCTGGGCTACACTGTCGTTGACGGGCGGTATGCCGTCTGCGAACCGGAGGCTGAGATAGTCCGCTCCATTTTCCGCTGGTACGCTTCCGGCAGAACATACCGTGAGATCATCCGTGCCCTTAACGACGCCGGGCATACCACAAGGGCCGGCAACTCTTTCGGCGCAAACTCTCTGCATGACCTGCTCAAAAATGAAAAGTATATCGGCGTCCTCACCTACGGCAAAGTCGAGAAGCGCCCGGACGGCAGCCGCAATTCTCACTCCACCGCAGCTTCCGTTATCCGTGTCGAGGATGCCATTCCCGCCATCATTGATAAAAGCACATGGGAGACCGTGCAGCGCAAGATGCAGGCGAACAAGCGCAGTCAGGCCGGGCGTGCGCCCACCGTGCGGGAGTACCCGCTCAAAGGCAAAGTGTTCTGCGGCGAGTGTAAAAGCGCCATGGTCGTTACCAAGTCAAAGGGTAAGTATTATTACTATGCCTGCTCTGCCAAGCGGCGCACGGGCGAGTGCGGCTGCATGCCTATCCGCGTTGACGATCTTGAGGCGCGCGTGGCGGACGCCATGCGTAAGCTTCTGAGTAACTCCGCCAATGTCGAGCGCCTTGTCTCCATCCTGCGCGTGGAGCGTGAGAAGCTTCAGGGCAGCGCAGGTGAAAAGCTTCAGCAGCTTGTCGCACGCCGCAGCGCTGTCGAGAAACGTATTGACGCCGCTGTCAATGCCGTGCTGTCCGGCCTGAACAGTCCCGCTCTTTCCGCCAAGCTCACCGAGCTTGAGGCGGAAAAAGCAAAGCTGGAGCATGATATGCTCCAGCTCAAAGCCCAGGTCTCCGGCTCGTCGGTTTCCGAAGACCGGCTGCGTGAGATACTAGGCGTTCTCACTCAATCCCCAGAAGCCGACGATCTGCTTCTGAGCATGTTAGTCCGCGTGGAGGTTTACGCCGATCACTTGAAATTCTGGACGCTGCTTGACCCTACGCCCGGCGGCGACTTCGATTTCACAAGTAACACCGGCGACGTTATAACAATTTCGGGTGTTCCTCCACCGGCACCATCAATTCTTATAACACAAAACATGCTTTGTTTTTGTGTGCCAAGAAAATAAAACGGTCAAAGAGCCGGGGCCTTGTGGCTCCGGCTCTCCGTTTCAATGCTCTACTATGCAGTCATAGTAGACTGCCAGCTTGTCCTCGACCGCATCATCGTCGTCGAGAAAAGCCTCCGCCATGCAGGCGAAGAAGTCTGCGTTGTCCACGCCGAACTTCTTTGCTGCGTCGCCGTAGTCTGAGTACAGCATGTTCATTGCCGCCCAGAACTCGTGCGCCTCGCAGTCAAGCTGCTTCTTCTCCAGCAGCTTGTTTGTCTGGTCAATGCTCCAGTGCGGGCCGGTCCTGCCGTCTCCGTTGCGGATGTGCATCATCCAGTCCTTCGCGTCTTCCCAGCTCAGGCCGCCATTGCCGTAGCCGCCGTACCCGCGGTCGTAGTCGGCGCGGCTCCCGCCGCCGGTGGTGCGCATTCCGCCGCGGCGCGCATACGGGTCTCTGTCAAAGCCTATGCGGTTAGGCTCGCGGTATCTCCGCTCCCGCTCATAGCGCGGCGTATAGTCTTCGTCATAGCGCGGCTGCCTCATGTCGTCGTAGCGTCCGTCGCGTCCGGGCTCCACGCCGCTGTCCGGCAGATATATCATGCGTGATCTCCTCATGCTCCTGCACCTCCTGTCGCAGCGCTGACAGCCGCCAGCGAGTAGTCAGGGGAGCAGCACGGAGATCCGAGCATCCGGAAGTTTGCTCCCGTCGCGCTCGTGTTCACCACCACGCTGTACTTTGTCCGTGTCCTTATCCCGCAGGCCGTCACCTGTGCGCAGCAGCGGTTCACCAGCGGGAACGTCGTCGTGCCCGTGCCTATCGTGAACACCACCGGCGCACCGATGATTGCGGTTGAGGGGATTGTCTGCGCTATCACAACGCAGTACTTCTCCCCGTCGGCGTAGCTGCCGTCCGGCAGGTTGACAGTGAGCACCCCGTCTGCGTAGGTCACGGCCTGACTGAGGACAAGCCTCTTGCAGAGGCGGCATACATTCTTACAAGCCATCGTTCATTCTCCTTTCAGGGGCGGCGTTCAGCCGCCCCGATCTGTTTGTCCTCAGTATCCGCAGCCGCTGCATCCGTTGCCGTTGCTGCATCCCGCATACTGAAACGGCGTCGGAACGCTGAACGAAGGCACCGGGCGCGGATTGTAGTACGTGAACTGGTTGTTCACATAGGTCTTGAGAGAATCCGTCTGCGCCGCCTGTGAGCCTGTCAGTGCAGCCATGAACAGCTGACGGTCCTGCTCTGCTATTCTTGCGTCCTTGGCCGCAAGCTCCTGCATGGTCAGGCGCTGGTCTATGCCGCGGAAGCCTGCATTGAGTGCGTCAATGACATCTCTGGTGGAAGTCTGCACGGTGTTGCGCGTGTCGCATGCCTGCGTTGCCATGTCGTAGCGTACCTGTGCAATGGCCGCGCGGTTCTCGCAGCAGCAGTTGTCCGCCGCCCTCTGCATACCGTAGAGCTGCTGCATCAGCGCCGCCTGCTGGTTGGCGCGGCTCAACTCCGCGGACATAAAACCATTCGACATGCTCTGCTGCACGCCGTTGACAAGCTGCGCCTGCCCATAAAAGCCGTCGCACAGTCCGTTGTTCACTCCGTCTATCTTTCTCTCAAGATTGGCGAAGTCCGACGTAAGCACGTACCCGGCCATGGCCGCGCCGCTTCCGGCGTTGCTGCCGCCGTCATTGCCCCCGCCGCCGTAGCCGTTGCGCCCCCAGCCGAAGAGCAGTGCTATGATGATTATTGCGGCGAGCCCGTCGCCGCCGAGGAAGCTGTTGCAGCTCCCGCTCCCCGCCACATCCACGACGGGGATTGCCTCATTGTAAGACATTGTTTGTTTCTCCTATCAATTTATTTACACCGGGCCGTACGCTCCCGCTGTATTTCGGGTGCGCAGTTTTTCGTCAAGTGCCTGCTAAACTGATAGGGGATTGCTCACATAAGGCCTATGCCTTTTGCTATCTCTTCAATGCTCGTGCCGCGCTCCGCCGCCATGTTCTGCGCCATCTGCCTGAGCTGCTGTGCGTCCTTGCCTTGCAGCATGCCGAGTGCCTGCTGCATCTGTGGGTTCTGCTGCGACATCTGCTGTAATACCGGCGCAAGGTTCCCGCTCTTGTATGCGCTCACGAGTGTCATAATGGTCTCTGCTTCCGTCGCCATCTGGCCCATCTGCTTCATGCTGCCTATGGCCTGCGTCGCCATGCCCTTGATGTTGTTCATCATCTGCGGCGGGATGATGTTTCCAAGCATACTATTCTGCATCGTCTTTTCTCCTCTGCGTCTTCTTCGCCGTCAGCTCTGCGCGCAGCGCCTCAAGGTCTGCCAGCGTCGCATACTTCGGCTGCTCCTCCGGCGGAGAATACAAGAAGTCCATCAGCTCCGTCGAGCCCTTGGCCGGATTGAATCTCTTGAAGTAGATCACGCCGTGTCCGAAATCCGGCATGAATAATCCGGGGCTCATAAAGTCCACCTGCGCCCCGACTGCTTCTTCTCTGCTGCCTACCGGGCGGACGGAATATCCCGGCTGCGGTGCCTGAGCCATCGGCCCCGGCATGTTCCCGCTCTGCATCTGATACTGCGGCTGTCCGTAGTACGGCGCGCCGTTCATGTTGTATCCCATGCTGTCACATCCTTTCTGCGTCTATTATCTCAAAACGAAAGCACCGCCGGGTGAATCCCTGCGGTGCTTTTGTGTACTTGTGTGCATTACTGCGGTATCTTTGAAATCAAGGATGCAGTGCGCCGTATCTGCGGCGTGATAGCTTTCAGCCTTCGCGTCACGGTCGAGCGCTCCCGCCCCACGATCACTGCCACGTCTGCCTGTGGGAGGCGCTCTATGTAGTACTTCATAGCTATCTGCTCATCCATTCTCCCGAGCCCTGCCTGTTTGATGGCGGTCACTCTGTCGTCGCGCATAAGTGCTGCCAGCTCTGCGGGCAGGCTTCCTCTCGCCGCATTGTAGTATTCCATAGCCGCCTCCCTGTTTTCAGTCTCCCTTGTTTCTGTCGTGCTCCAGCTTCTCCTTGTACTGCTCAAGTCCCTTTTTGAGCCATGCCGGCACCGGCGCGCCGAGCTTCCCGGCGTTTTCGATTATGCTGCCTAGCTCTGTAATTATGTACCACAGCAGTACTATCGGCGTCACGTAGGTTCCCGTGTCAATGCCGAGGTCAATGCCCGCTCCGCTTATTATTACGCCTATTGCAATGTCGCAGAGCGCCGCTACCATCACGGCTATGATCTCGCCGAGCTTGTGCCACAGTCCCGCGCGGGCTACGGCGCTTGACCATTCCCCGGCGCTGCGCGCCGCCCATGATCCGGTTGCATAGTCCAGCAGGATGCAGGCCACCCAGACGATCACCGCCCAGCCTACCCAACCCCACAGTGCCGTGAAGAACGCTATAACGGCGGTAAACGCCGCCTTGATTTCCAATGCTTTGTCAGGTGCAGTCATTTTCATTTTCTCCTTTTCCGTATTTGTTTCCCGATTCAGCGCTGTCACATTCTCATCGGTCTCACCTCCTTATCAATGCCGCCCAGATCCACGCGTCGGCGGTGCCGGTCATCGGACGGCCGAGCTTTTTCTGCACGAGGCGGACGGCCGAGGCTGTCCGCGCCCCGAAGTCTCCGTCCGCGCCGTCCGGGCCTACGGAGCAGCCGCAGTCAAGCAGCAGGTGCTGGAGCTTTCCGGAGGGTCAAACCCGGGCTTGGTCTCGGCCGGGGTCTCCGGCTCCGGCGTGGGTTCCGGCGTGGGCGTGACGGGCTCCGCGTCGACGGAGTCCCCGGCAAAGCCGTCGTTGTAGGCGGGGCGGCCGTAGCCCGCTATGCCGCTGTAGCTGCGTGGGTAGGATTTTTTGCACACGGCGCCGCCGTTGGGCACTACGCCGTCTGCGCCGGATGTGTTGCCCTCGACCGTGTACACGGTCGTGTCGTCTACCTTGCACACGAGGCCGGTGTGGTTGCTGTTGCCGACCGCGCCGAAGAATATCTGGTCTCCGACCTCCGGCTTTTCTCCGCGCTTGTGGAACTGTCCCGCGGCTATGTAGTAGTTGAGGCTGTAGGTGCAGCCTGCGCCGCTGCTCCCGCGCTTGGCGCATAACAGCTTCAATGCATTCTCCACGCCGTATGCCTGCACGAAACACCAGTCTACGAACACGTCGCACCATGCGTAGCCCTGCTTAGGGCCGTTGTAAAAATCTCCGAGGGCGTCCAGATCACGCGCGTACTTGGTGTAGTTGGCAGAGCCCGCGTTGGCCGTCTGGTTGTCCAGCTGAGCGGCGCTCTTTTTCTCCAGATAACCGACTTCGGCCAGTGCGAGGGCGATAACCTTGCGCCGGTCGCAGCTCTCCCCGGCGGGCTTGCCGTCCTGCGCAGGCTCTGAGGGCTCTGCCGTGCCTCCGTCCGGAATGAGCTTGGCCCACGTGTTGGCGTACCCCGTGCGCTTCTCGATGGCCTCGCCCTGCTTGTCCGGCTTCTCGTAGTTGGTCACGCATATCTCCACCGCCTTGGCGATGCTGTTCGTGGTGCAGACCACCTTCCACGTCGGCGTGTACTGCGTCTGCATCTCCTTCAGCATGAAGGCTATCTGCATGTCGAGGTCACCAACGGACGTTCCGCGTGACTTGGCGAAGTCTAGCAAATTCTTCTTGCGCGCACACCAAGTCCACTGGACTATGCCATAGCCCGTGCTGTCTTTGATGAAATACTTGCCGTTGAAGGTCTGCTCGCCTGCGTTGGCGCGCCGGGTATACTCTATCTCTGTCAGCCCCATGCGACGTAGGAATGAGTTCGGATTGCTCATTCCCTCAACGCTCCTCGGGTCAAAGTCGCTTGCCTCTCCCTGCAAGTTGCCCAGCAGGCCTATCGCGCCCGCGTAGGTCATACCCGCCGCACGGCATGCATCGTATATGTGCTTCGCTCTCTCGATTGTGGTCATTTTGTCCTCCTTACTCCAGCCAAAAGCGCCGCACGCGCGCCCGGCCTCCTTTGTACCTGTCTCTATTTGTTGAGGTTACGCTGATGCAGCAGCACACCTCGGTCTCCGTCAGCTCTGAGAGGTCCAGCGTCAGCACTCCCACGCTGGCCTTGGCCTCCGTGATACTCGCCACGGCGATATGGTCGCTGCCCAGCCCGTTTTCCACGGGCGTCGGTGTCGCAGCCGTCGACACCGACACGGAGAATTTAGGCGAGGCGCGGTCGATGCTCTCGTAGTAGGCGTTGAGCTTGCTGTAGCCGGACACGTCCATAAGCCCCGTCGCGGCAATAGCCGTGCCCACCGTAAAACTTGAGGGGCCGTACACGCTGAGCTCGACGGCGTCGTCGCCCCAGGTGATTGTGGTCTCCGTGCCGTACAACGCAGCCTTGATGTCGCGCAGCTCGACCTTTTTGGAGCCTGTGTCGTAGAGCCAGTAGAGCCACTCGACCCACGCGCCGCCCTTGTAGGTCTTGGCCGTCTTGCTTACCCAGCTGCCGGATATGTACTGCTGACAGCTGGCCGGGTATATCCAGATGCCGTTCTTCTTCAGCACGTTTACTGCCACAGGTGAGCGTGTTCCCGTCGCAAACCACACCATGCCCTCGGCGGGTGTCTCCGGCGCAGACACAGAAAACACCCAGCCCGTGATCTCCGTCTCGGTTATGACTGCAATGGTGTTCGCCGCTGCCGTTGCCGGGAGTGTCAGCACCGACGCTGCCCGTATGATCTTGAGGGCGATCCCGCCCCCGCCGTTTACGTTGGGTCCTATCATGACGTCTCAACCTCCTCGTTTACCGTGATTATGCTGTCCTCCGATAGCCCAGCGCAGCACAGGCGGAAATAAGCTACATTGTCAAGCGTCACCCCGCTGAAGCTTTGCACCTTGAACTGCGTCCAGATGTTGTTGTCATCCTTTACACCTGCCAGAGTGCCACCAGCTCCTGTGCCGTTCGTTTGTCCTAAATGTGTTTTGCTCGCGTTGTAGAAAGAAATCCGCTGATTGTTGCTGGCGATCCCCGATGTAACGCCGTACTGCCATGTGACGTTCTTCAGCCGTACCACGTCGCCAAGACTGACCGGGATGAAGCCCGTCAAATATAGTCCCGTGCTGCTTTCGGCAGCGCCTGCACTATTGAGCCTGTAATTGGGTGCCCAACCTGTACTGTTGTATATACTGCCGTCTGTGTCCGTTGCATTGGGCAGTTGGTTGGTATAACTGGGTGCACTAGGGTCTATCACTGTGTAGTCAAACTCTCGGTCTATGCCCGGGCCGTAGTGATCGACGTAGATTTTTTTAGCCGCGCGGTTGATGCTGAACACGCAAAAAGACGTCCCGTTGGCAGTCCCTGCCGTCTTAGTGTATGTGTTTCCGTCCGCCGACGCTCGTTCTCGGCCATTTAGAATATTAGGACAGCAGACGGAGAGAAACGCGCCGCCCACGGTCTCGTTGGCGTAGCGATGCTCGTGCCCATGTATGCAGGCGATGATCTGAGCCGGGGTTATGGCAGAGAAATCATAGCTGACGGTGCTGCCATGCGTGATGCTGCCGCTCTGCTTGGTGGCATACGCCTTGAGCAGCGCCGCGGCGTTGGCCGTATTGGATGGATGCACCGTGCCCGACACCGGATCTGTATAGCTGCCTGTCCCGTTGAGCGCCGCGTGGGAAAACACGAGTATCGACCACTCGGCCGGATTGGAGACGCCGCTGAAATCCAGTGCCGTGTCGGCCAGGTATTGAAGCTGCGCTGCGCTGATATTGTCCGCATTGAGGTAGGGATTGTCCGCGCCGGAGCCGATCTGCGTCGTGCCCCAGCTGCGGTGGTCGTGCGTATCAAGATAGATAACGCGCAGCCGCGGCCCCGGAAAGTCCATGTAGCCGTAGCACGCATTACCCGGCACGCAGCCGCCGCTCGCCAGATTTTTCCGCCCGATCGCTGCGTACATCTGCATCTGGGTCAACCTGTTTGCTGTGGCCTGATACGGGGCGTCGTCGTGGTTTCCCGGGCACCATATCGCCCGCCCGGGATATTTGGAGCCGATCAGCAGCTGGTAGTCTGCATTATCTTCCAGAGCATCGGCCGAGGTAGTATTCCACGCGCCCGTGGAGTAGTCTCCGACGTGCGCGATGAAATCCAGTGCGCAGCGCTCGTTGAGCCTTTTGAGAGCCTGTCCTGCCTGCTTTCCCGCGGCATTGGCGGTGTCGGTATAGTAGCCGAGATGGGCATCTGCCATAACGGCAAAAACGATGTTGTCAGCGCCGATGTGCCCGACTATTTTTTGAGCGAGCGCGTCGGCCGCAGTCAGTACATAGTCCGGTGTATCGTCGCCCGCCGATGCTGTAGAGATCTCCACCGTTTTAGCCTCGCTGCCGTCGTATGCGGTCTCAGTGCCGTCTACCTTGATCTTCAGCGCGTTAGGGTTTTTAAGTTCCGTCGGTATCATCTGCATCACTTGCTCCGCTGCGGCATTGAGCTTTACCATAAGCGCCTGATAGGTTACGAGGTCAAGCGTATTACCGGGATTGTCGACGGTGCTGGCCGTGAGCAGCCCCGTGATCTTATCCAGCACCGCCTTGTTGGCGTGCGAGTGCCGGGCTTCGGTGTTGGCGCTGATGTCCTCCGTCGGCACTGTCGGTATGTCCGTAGTCTTTGCGGGTGTATATCCCAATGCCGCTATAATGGCTGCGGCGGTCAGCGCGCCTGTGTCGTCCCCGCCGCTGTAGTTTGCCGTCCCGCTGCTGCCCGTGCCTATCGGGCTTATGAGCGCCACCGTGGGGATAGTCAGGTCCGCACCCGGCGCGTCGGCGGAGTAGATGATGATCTTGCCCGCCGCGCTCTGTATGCGCTTCACGTCCAGCTCCTCGGCCTGCGCCGCCGTCCACGCTATGATCGGCAGCATGGCCGCCGTGCATCCGGTTATGGCCAGCTCCGCCTTGTACCGCGCGCCGTCCACAGTGCTGTCGGCAACAAAAGCCGACGCGGCCAGCGCCACGCTCTCGCGGATGATGTTCTTGCACTCGTCGGCGAGCTTCGCCGCGGTCACGTTCTTGTCCTTGATCTTCTCCGCCGATACGGCATTGGCGTCGATGTTGCCTTCCTTGATGGTTATCGGGTCTGCGCCGTCCGGCAGGTGCCGCTCATGGTGCGACGGCATCATTGCCACGGCGGCGTAGAACGTCGCCTCCGTTCCGGTGTAGCCCGCATCCTTCGCCGCGTCGTATGCGCTCTTGCCGGGGTCTCCCTTGCTGCCGGGGGTTCCCGGCGGCCCCTTGATGTTCTTCGTCTCAGGGTTCTCCTCGCCCCCGTCGTTCGTCCATGACAGGTTCCCGTTGTCGTCAACGTGCGGCGTGTATGTCGTGCCCGCAGTTCCGGGGTCTCCCTGCGGCCCCTGTATTGTGCCGTTGTCCACCCACTTGCCGTTCGCGCCGTCCCATATGTATATGTGGTACGGTGCCGCCGTGCCTATGCCGTAGCTCTCACCGGCCGTGGGGTTCGGCACTGCCTCGGCCAGCGCGTCCAGATCGTCGTAGTAGCCCTTGACTTCGAAGCTTTTGCCGTTGAACTTGCCCGCATCCGCTGCGGCCTTCACTGCGTTTGCCACGGCCATTGCCTGCGCGGCCTTCGCGTCTATCTGCTCTGCCACGCTCTGCGGTATCACATGCAGCGGCGCGTCTATCAGCCCGCTCTCCTTTACAGTCATTATCACAACAACTGTCGTCAGCCGCGCCGTGTCCTTCGTGCCGGTCATGTATACATCCCATTCCCCGGCAGTCAGGTTGAGCGCGTCGTCCTCGGTGATCCTGTCGTCCTCGTCCAGCGCTATGTCGTACACGGTCTCGCCCTTGCGGAAGTGCGCCCAGCGTGTGTACCCGTCCCACTCATCCCCGATGAAGTGGAACTGCGCCGTCAGAAATTTCAGGCTGTCCGCCGCTATCACCGGCGTGTAGTATTTCAGGCTCTGGCCTGCAACATAAAATTCAAGCATCGGTCGTCACCCTTCCTCGTTGAGTTTCTGCACCAGCCGCACAAGGTAATCCCTCAGCTGTTCCATCTGCTCCTCCGGCGTCCCGCTCAGTATCGGCGGGTATTCTATTCCAAGCATCTATATATCACTCCCGTAAGTTATGGTTTTTGCTATGGAGAACATTCTGAACATGCCCTTGCCTTCAAGCTTGATACGCATGTGGTCACAGCGCCTCGGTCTAATCGGCACGTTCACTGTGTTCGTCCCGCGCATCTTTATCGTGCCCTTGTACTCCCACAGCCCCGTGCTGTCAAACTCCACGTATATTGCCAGCTCCGCGCCCTCCTCCATCTGGAGGCGCACATTGAAGCGTGAGACGTACTTCTTGTCCGGCTGCTGGTAGTAGAGTATGCCTGTCTCCGCCCGCCACTTCACGAACGGCTCAAGATCTCCCTGCGTCCCCATCAGCGCGTACAGCAGCTTCCCGCTCAGCGCGTACAGCTCATCGTCCACGCGGGCAAAGCAGTCCGCCTTGAATCCGTCCTCGTGCATCCACAGTTTCTTGCTCATGTCGTATACGAACATGTGGCTTGCGCCCTTGCTGTCCTTCATGCTGATGTAGTACAGGTCTCTCACCGTTCCCGCCACAGCGTCGGAGTACAGTTCATCTCCCAGCGCCTTGCTTGCCTTGGACGGGAAGCCTCCCTGATACGCGCATATGTCGCTCCGGGATTTGTACAGCAGCGTCTCGTTCACAACAGCCAGGCTCTTCTCGCTGCCCTTCTGCACGCCGCGGCACGCCGTCTCGCTTATGCTGTGCGCGCCCAGCGCCGATATCGTCACACGGTGTATCCTGTCCTCCTTGAAGAACGTAGGATAGCCCAGATAGTTCACGGCTCCCGTCCACGGTCCGTCCGAGCCTACAGAGGCCGTCCATGAATCCGTGCTCAGTCCCATGTACTGCCGCCAGTTCTTGAAGTCGCCGAGTGCGCAGCAGTATATTTCATTCAGGTTCTTCTCGCCGTCGCTGCCGTAGTAGCAGCCCCACAGGCGGTTCTGGCTCTCGCATATGAAGTCCATCTGCGGCACGCTCCGGCTCACGGATACAACGCCGTCCGTCTGCTCCACGGTCTGCTCCAGCAGCCCGGCCACCACTATGTAGTCGAACACGCTGCTGCTCCCGCCTATCGCGTAGATCACCTTGTCCCCGTTGACGTCCGCCGCCGCGCCGCCTATGGTCACTCCGTCGTATTCCTCGAACAGCCCCGGCAGCTCGCCCTGGGATATGAATTGTATCTTCGTGTACACCGTCGGGATGGATACCCATTCCTTCGTCGCGCTGCTGTACTGCTTGAGCACGTGCACGTTCTGGCTCGTGTCTATCCACAGCGCCGCGTTCTCCGGGCTCTCCGGTGCCGTCGCCGACTTCACCGGCGTGCCGTAGTCTGCGCCCAGCGCGTTGCACATTGTGTACTTCACGGTGCCTGTCGACGTGTAGAACGCCTCCATGCTGCCGTAGTCCGCCGCGTCTGCGGTGTTGTAGTACTTCTTGTCCGGGAATATGCAGATGTATGCTCCCATGCTCACAAGCTGCTTCTCGCCCGCCGTGAGCCCTGTCACGGGCGTTGCCTGTCCGTTGTACCACAGTGTCCCGTTGTCCACGTATGCCAGCTCGTCCTTGCCCAGCAGCCCGCCCGGGGCGGTCAGCTTCTTCACAAGGCCGCGCTTCTTTCTCTCGGCCAGCAGCGGATAGTACGCTGTTGAAAGATTCTCCGTGTCGTAGAACGCGCCCTCTGCTATTTTCAGGTGGTGGTCGTAGCCCATGAAGGTGTCGACCACGCTGCGGTCTGTGTATTCATAGCTCAGCTGCGGCAGCTGCATGTGCTCGCCTCCTCAGAACAGGAAGTGCTTCGGTGTCTCGCCCCTGCGCACTCCGCTCATGTTGTGGTTCCTGCTGTACCAGTTGAGGTACTCCGTGTATGCGTTGTTGAAAAGTGTCATGCGCCTGTTGTAGCGCTGCGTCTCTCCGTTTTCTTTTTCTATCATTGCCTGAAGATACTCGTAGTACACGTCGTAGTCGTAGGGGAACTGTATCAGCAGCTCCTCGTTGCCGGTCTCATATCCGGCGAATCCGGCCGGCGCTTCCTCGCGCGGCCGGATCACTTCTTCGTATACCTTGCCGTCCAGTATGGACAGCCATTTCAGCTTCTGTTCCGGGCCGTACTGGTTGGGTTCCATCATGTCCACCCGGTCTATTATGTCCATTGCTTTCATGCCGGCCCTCCTCTCTCAGATGTTCGCCGGGTTATCTCAGCTGCTCTTCAGGCAGCAGTTCTTCCACGGTCTCATAGAATCTGTCTTTGGCTCTTTCGCTGCGCTCAATCTCATCCTTCACGAAGCGCGGCACCTTCACCGCCTTGCCTCGGGGGATGATGTAGTTTTTGCCGTTGACACCGACAAAAAGATTCGGGTCTTCCTTGGGGTGTATTCTCGACACTCGCACGGTCACCTTTTCATTCGGGTCATAGTCAGTGACCGCTGCAATTTCCGTGGTCTCCGCCTCAGTCTTGTCTGTCATGATCTCTTCACCGGTCATGATCTCTTCACCGGTCATGATCTCTTCGTCCATTGTCTTAGCCTTTGCCATTGTTTTTTCTCCTTTCAGCAACAGGGGCACTCTCGTGCCCCTGCCTATGTTTCTGTCAGTTTGCGTCGTCTTCTGCACTGAACGAAGATACGCTCATTACGCGCAGCATACGCTCAGGGTAAAGGATAGTCGCGCCGTTGGTTTCGAGCTTGTAGCCTATGGTGCTGAACTGATCCAGCGGGCCGCCGATCTCGCTCTTGTCGTGCACTATCATCTCCATTGCGCCGCCCTCCGGGTCTATGATGCCGAACGCCTCTTTGCCGAAGAAGTACGTTGCATAGGTTCTTCCGCGCTCCTTGTTGACGTACTCATCGTCCTGCGCAGCGCTCGTGCCCTTCACGCCAAGCACAGGTGCAAACACGTCCTCAACAAAGCGCACGCCGCCTATCTCGCCGATCTCGCCGTTGAACAGCGCCTCGGGTGCAGCGTACTTGTGGGCGTCTACCCACTCCGGGTCTCTGCGCAGATCGTACAGCACCGACGGGTGAGCCACTGCATAGTAGTACCCGTTGATGCGCGGCACGCGGTTCTTCTTCATGATGGTTACGATCTTGTCTATCATTGCCACCGTGAGCAGTGCCCAGCCGTCCGGGGTGCTCGTGCCTCCGGTTGCTGTCGTGGTTCCGCCCGCGCCCATCGTCTTGCAGGATGTCGGAGTGCTCAGTACCTTGCGCGTCTCCTTGTCTATGTTGTCGCAGTATACAACGTTCGTGCCGACGAGCAGCGCGTCTCGCGTCAGCTTCTCCTGCGTCTCCGCGGCGGATGCGCCCATCTCCTCGGTTGCCGCAAGGATTATCGGGTCATACGCGCGCAGCTCCAGCTTGTCGGTCACGGCTGTGTACGTGCCGTACTGGTCTACCGTGCCGGTCACCTTGCTCATGCCGAGCTTCTGCCCTGTGGGTATCACGCCCTCAATGAGCTTGTCCGCACGCGCGAAGGTGTTGAACTTTCTCCACTCCACCTTGCCTTCGTGGTTTTTGGGCAGAGACTGACGCTTGCCGAACTGCGCATAGTACAGCTCTACACGCGCGTTCTCCAGCAGCTCCGTGTCGTAGAACGTCTTCAGTTCCCCTGTAAGATCGTTCGTGCCGGAGAACGCTGTGGTTTCTCCTGTGTATGCGTTCACATAGTTGCCGGTCGCGTTGACGAGTGTACCGGCGTCTGCAAAGTACTGCAACCAACTGTATTTGTTAATCATGTTTTCCTCTCCTTTTCCGAGAGGATGTGTGCTACCAGTCCACGGGCAGCTTCTCTCCTCTCGCATCCGCCGCGTATATGCGGCGTTTCAGTTCTTCTCTTTCTGCTTTGCTCCTCTGTGCCGGGGGTACGCGGGTTATCGACACTGCAATGCCCGCTCCGTTTTCCTTGGGCCGTGCCTGTCCCGCTCTCACTGCGGCCTGCGCAGCGGCCATTGCCTGCTGCTGCATTGCCTGCTTTTGTGCTGCGGCGATCTCCTTGCGGTGTACGGCGCGGTATGCGTCCTCCACCGACAGCATGCCCGGCTGCGTCAGCTTCACGAACATGTCGTTCTGCATCTCGGTTTCAAGGCTGAAGTCCGGGAACTCGGCTCTCAGCGCTTCCGCCTGCTGGTTGAGCCGTGCTATGTGGTCACGCATTATCTGCTGCTGGAAGCTCATCTTCTGCTGCTCACGCAGAGATTCCAGCTCCTGCTCGCGCTGACTCAGCACCTTTGCCGTCTTCACGTCCACGCCCATCTCTGCCGCCTTCACCTCGTAGAGGCTGTCGTCGTCAACGATAGCGTGGGCCAGGCCCTCATAGTCTCCGGCGCTCGTGCCGTACTTCTTTGCCAGCATCTCCAGCGCGGGTGTGAGCTTGGCCATGCTCTCCTCCCGTGCGTTCGTCTTGGCAAAGCGCTTGCTTATGATCCCGCTCACCTGAGAATCAAATGCCGCTTTGTACTCCGGGTCTTTCAGCAGGTCTTCCCATTTGGGCTTGGCCTGTGAGGCCGCGGGCTTTTCCGCGCCGTCTCCCTCGTCTCCGCCGCTGTCTGCGGGGGCTGTCTCAGGCGGCTGCGCCGCTTCCGTTTTCAGCCCGCGCCGCTGCATGGATGCGGCGAATCTTCTTGCCTTGTCCTTGGGTACGCCCAGCTTCTCCAGAGTACCTGCTGTGTCCTGCTGCCCGGCGACGGCAGCCTGCTGCCTAGTCCCTTGAGGGGCGACGGCAGCGCCATCAACGCCCGCTGCGGCTCCTCCGTCTCCGCTGCCGTCTCCTGCAGGTGCGCCGTCGGCGAAGTACTGAAGCCAATAAGTTTTGCTGTTCATTCGGATGCCTCCATATCTTTCTGCTTTGTTTCGGCATACATGCCCGGCGGGGCGGCCGCCTTGTCATCCATGTCTCTATTATAGCGGGGGAGCGCTCGTTTTCTCTATGGCCCTTTTTGCCCTTTTTTTATTTCTCCCTGCAAAGAATTGAGCCGCCCGGTATAATGCCGGACGGCTCTTTTTATTCTGTGTTCAGCTGTTCCACGGCGCTTCTTCAAGTTTCGCCCAGCTCTTTGTTCCCACGTCGTCGAAGTAGACCATTGCTATCTTGTCTTTCTGCTCCGGCGTGAGGCTGAGACTGTCGATGTACGCCCACAGCTTGTCTCTCTTGGAGTTTGCTATGACCTTGCCCTTGCTGTTGTAGTCCGACTTGAACGTGCTCGCGCTGTGTCCGTTGATTATGTTCCAGTAGTCCAGCTTGCTTATCCCGCTCCCGGTTACATAGCTGTCGTAGCGCTGCGCCTGCTTGCCGGTGATCGACTTCATCGCCTCTTCGCCGCCTATCCATTCGTAGCGGTACGCCGTGTTCGCTGCTTCCTCCGGCGTGTCTCCGGCGTACTTGATGCGGTACTCGTATACTTCCTCCTTGCTTATCCTTCCCGCATTGTATGCGTCGCGTATGCCGGTGAAGCTGTCGCCGCCCGCGTTTATGCCGGTGTCCTTTTCAAACTTCCACTGCATCACCTTGGCCTTTGCCAGCTCTTTGTTTGCTGCGATCTCCGCCGCCGTCTGCCTGGTCGTGTCGCCGTAGCCGTACTTTGCCTGAAGCTCCAGCGCCCGGCTTTCCGATATGTTGCCGTTGATAAACTCGTCGTCGATACTGCCGTATGCTATGCCCGTCACCTTTTCGCATGTCCACTGCTCCACGGCTACTTCCGCGTCGCGCTCTGCTTTGCCGCCGTACTTTTGCAGCAGCGCCAGCGCCTCCTGCTTGGATATTGTGGCTTTCTCCGTGTCGCTGCCCTGATACCAGTCGCGTACCTGATTCTTCACGTTATTCTGTATCTTGCTCTTGAACACTCCGTGCTCTGTCAGCTCCTGCATCAGCGCGTCGTAGCTCTCCGTGTCCCCGGCCTTGACGGCGGCGTACAGATCTTCCAGCTTGTCGTTGCTGCTTCCGTCGCCGTTCCACTCGTTGATTATCCAGAACGCCTGGTCTGCGTCGTCCGCCACGCCCTGCTTCACAAGCTCCGCCATCGCATCCTCGTCCGTCATAAAGCCGTTGAGATAGCTGCTCTTGATTGCCGCCCTCGTCGTCGGCCTGTAGCTCTGCACGGTCACGCCGGAGAACGGCGCTACCACCGTGTTGTACAGCGCCACGGCGTCGCGCATTGCGTTGTAGAACGGCAGCCCGCTCAGCTGTGACACGGCTCTCAGGTTGGCTGCCAGCACTCCGTATGCCGTCAACTGCCCGTTGTAGCTCACGGCCTTCTCGCCGTCCTTTGCTCCCAGCGCCATGGACAGCATCTTCATGTCTATGTCCCACGCTTTTTTCAGGTTCGTTATTGCCTGCATGTCCATGCGGCTCACGTCCTCCCCGCGGAAGATAGCGGCAATATCCTTTATCACGGGTATCTTGTTGTAGATCAGCAGCTCCTGCATGAGGTTGCCTTCCATCCAGTTTCCTTCTTCGCCGAAGAGCGCCTGCTTCAGCTTCTGTGCGAAGGTCTCGTAGTCGTCGTCATCTCTCACCGCATCCCACAGCGACGCGGCCAGCACCGTTGCCGCCGAGGATGCGACGAACACCGCCATTGATTTTACTATCGCGCCCTTGTTCTTCTGCCATGCTATGGCCGCTTTCTGCTTGCTGCTGCCTCCCGCCTTGCGCATGTCCGCCCTGTAGTCTGCGTATGCGTTCAGCAGTATGTTGTAGCTCAGTGTCGGCTCCGCCATGAATGAGGTCGTGATGTTCGCCAGTATGCCCTGGTTGCGCATGTTGTGGCTCCTCGTGATCGTCGCGTCCACCACCTGCGTCTTGAGTATGACCTCGCGGAATCTCTCTGCCGTCGCCTTGCACAGCTCGTCTCCGCGCAGCTTCGTCCGGTCTGCCGTCTCCATCCTGCACGCGCGCCACAGCGCCGCCCATGTCACGGCGTCGCCCTTCTGCGCGAAGAACATTGCCTTCTCCTTTGCCACGTCTGCAAGGCTCTCGTCGTGCATGATCTGGCTGCGCATGCTCCTGCCTATGTCCGTGCTCACGAAGCCCAGCCCCTTCCACGTCGCAATGCCGCTGTACCTGTTCATCTCCTCACTGCTCTGCTTCCCGCTGCCGGGCTTGAGTGCCGCCGCCAGATACTTCGCGTCTATCTCCTGCGCTGCTCTCACGTATGCCGTCGGCTGCTGTATCGCCACTCGCAGGTTTGCGCCCACGGCTGCCGCCTTGTAGTTGGATACCATCCGCTTTGTCACGGCATCGCTCCTGCTCGTGCCGCCCTCGTGCTTGCCGTTCAGGTCCTTCAGCAGCGTCACCACGTACTTTTGCGCTGCCCGTCCGTATGCCGTCTCCACGCTGCGCTGCACCGTGTCCGTGTACACAAGGCCGTTGACGTTCGTCCGCTCCTTGTAGTTGTACCACTTGAGTGCGTCCAGTATCGGCAGGGTCAGTGCGTTGTACTTTGCCATGTCGCTTGAGTGATCGGTGAATACCTCGAATATGTCGCTCACCACCAGTGCGTTGTTCGCGTTGATGGTCAGCGCCTTTGTCGCGCTCAGGTTCAGCAGGCGGAACATGTCATTTGCCTTTGCGTCCGGGTCTACCGCCGGGCGGTCGTTGCTGTCCGTCTGGATAGGGAAGTAGTTCTTCTCGCCGAAGCCGCGGTACCCGAAGCGCTTCATGCTCACCTCGTTGCCCCACTCGCCGCAGGTGTCCACCATGAAATGCTGAAGCGCGTCCGCAACTTCTCTCTGCCTCTCCGTCAGCATGCCGTCCAGCATCTCAAGGTCTGCGCTGTTCGGCTTGAAGTGTTCCGTCTGCACTATTTCGTTGAGCCCCTTGCCTATGTTGCCCACGCGCAGGCCACCGCCGTACAGATGCCCTATGGCCTGTGCTCTCTTGCGCAGGCAGTGCAGGCTCATCAGCTGCGCCGTCGTTATCGTGAACTTGTCTCCGTTCTCAAACTTTACTTCGTGCGTCTCCTCGCGCCATGTCCGCGCCTCCTTCGCCGTGTACAGCCCCTCCGTGAAGTCTATGATCTTCTTTGCGTTGAACGCCATCTGTTCCCAGCCCTTTGATATTCCCTCGAAGATAGCCTTGCCGCCCTCTCCGAAGCGCTGGAACGCATAGAACGGCGTGGTGTTGTCCCAGAAGCCGAACGCCGCAAGCCCTGTCTTTGCCGCCTTGCCCTGCTTGCCGAGCTTGCCCAGCTCCTCTATGCTGTTCTGCGACGCCTGCTGCACGCTCCTGTACCGGCTGTTCGCCATCAGCTGGTTTGTCTTTTTCACAGACGTGGACAGCACCGTCAGCAGCGTGTCCAGATGCCGCAGCTCTTCCGCCGTCATGTCGTTCACGGTGAATGTCTTTCCGGTCTCAGCGAACTTGTTTGCTATGCGTATGAAGTCCTTGACCTGCTCCATCATGTCCGAGGGCATGTCAATGTACACGTCCAGCGCACTCTCCGTGTCCGCACCGCTCATGTACTTCTGCTGGTTCTCAAGCACATCCCGCAGCGCTGAGAGCTTCGATGCAAACTTCCTGTCGTTCGCCGTCTCCTCTCCGCCGCGCAGCTGCTGCCTTGACGTGAAGTCTATAGTCGTCAGGAAGTCGCCCACGGTTTTCTTCAGCACCTCCGGCACATGCTCCTTCGCACTGTTGTTGAGCATCCAGTCCGTCAGCTGTGCCGCCGTCGCGGTCACGCTGTCCTTGTACTTCTTTATGCCGGCGTTCTCCCTGCGGCGCTGCTGGGCGTTCTGCATCATCTGCTGGTAGTAGTTTCTTGTCTGCTCTACCTTCTCCCACTTGGCCACCTTCTCCTTTGCCACGGCCTCCTGCTTGCGCGCCACGCCCTCCTGATACACCTGCTGTATGCGTTCCTGCATCCGGCTCTTCATGTCGTTGTAGCGCGTGCGCTCTTCGGCCACGGCCTTGTTCATCCGGTCTCTCGCACGGTCCGCCGCAGTCTTTGCCGTCTGGCGTATCTCGTCTGAGAGCATCGTGTCCAGTATGTCCTGCGCCACGGTCTCGCGCATCTCGCCCATGTAGTTTTCAAACGGGTTCCCGCGCACCGGCTGCCATGCCCGTTCCATGTCCGCTATGTGGAACAGCATGTCGCTCTGGCTCGTGATGGTTGACGGGAACGCGCCCTCGCCGAACTTCTCCTGCAGCTCCATCCACGCCGTGTCTATCGGCAGTCCGTCCTTGCCGAAGCGGATGCGCCTGTGCTCCCGCTTCCAGCCCTCCGGCAGGTCCAGCATCTCCCGCTCGTTTATCTTCAGCTTGTTGCTCTTGAGGTAGTCCAGCAGCTCGCGCCGCGCGTCCTCCATCCCGCTCTCTATCTCTGCCTCCGAGCCGGACAGTATGTGATCCGCTATTGCTGCCGCCCAGTCTTTCAGCTCTGCATAGCTCAGCTCCTGCCCGTCCGTCTGCACTATGTAGTCGCCCATGCGCTTGAGTTCTTCCTTCACGGTGTCCTCTGCGTCCTTGTTGTGCAGCTCCTCGGTCAGCCGCCGTGCAAGCTTGTCCGTGTCTGTCTTGCGCACAGTGGCCTCCTTCGTCGTCCGCGTCTGTCCCTTCCAGTATTCCGCGCGCCGCCGAAGCTCTTCGTTCTGCCTCCGCAGCTCTGCGTAGCTTTCCTGCCTGCCGCGCCGCTCGTCCGCCGTGTCGTCCGCCGCCACGTCGCGCATGGAGTAGCGGAACTGCCCAAGGTCTGACGGCTGCGCCGGTACGGTGCCATTGTCGAAGTACTCGTTGATGTCGTTGATTATTCTCTTTGAGTACGTGCGCTTTGGGTATTCTATGCTGACCACCGTGTCGCCGTTGGCGTTGTCAATGTCCAGTGTCACTTCTCCTCTGAAGCTGGATATGTATCTGTCCAATACGTCGAGCTGCTTTGCATTCGGTTTTGTGCTGAGGTTTATGCCGCCGCTCTCCGGCGATAGCCTAATATTTCCCGCCTGCATAAACTGCACCATGCCGCCGCTGTAGCTGCCGTCGCCGTAGTCTCCGTCAAAGGCGTCAGTTATATCCCTGTGGTCTACAGTTCTATAGCCGCCCGGCGCGCCCTCGTGCCGCCCGCTCATGTCCAGCAGTTTGCCATCTCTCAGCAGATACCCGGCCTCTGCTATCTTGTATGTCGTGCCGAAATACTTTTCTGCCGTCTTGACGTCCGCCGCATCATCCCGCTCGCGCATGGAAAATTTGGTATTGCCATTTTCATTGCCTCGTGATATACTAACCATAGAAGTGTCACTGAGGAATTTAGACTTTGGGGTTTTCCCGTATGAGCTAATGATGTCCTCAGTGGCATTTCTTATTTTTGTTATGTCCTTGAATCTGCGTCCGTTCTTATTGTTTTCAATGTTTATTACTCCGTCGAAGTATTCATCCCCAACTTTGAAGGTCACGTCAAAATAAGTAAATCCGCCAGTTGCATTCTTGTGAACATGTCCATCACGTCCGTCAGCGGCAGTCCTGTAATTTCTCCCGGCCTCTATCAGATTGTCTAGTTCAGGAGCGGCACGCATCTTTGCTTCTTTTACCTGTTCGTCTTTGATAAACCTTGACGGATATGCATATTCATTTGCTGATGCGTTATTAACGAAAGCTCTATTTGAGCTTCCCACAACTTTGCCAGCAAAGCGGCTCTTTATTATTTCTCTTGCTTTGCTGGTCATCTCTTCCTGTGTCAGCCCATTAAATGCGTCTTGATCTGTTTTGACATCAACATATTTAGTCCCGTCCTCAAACTCCCTAAGTGAATACTTTGCATTCTTGCTCACGGTCTCATTCCCGCTCGCCGTCTCCGCGTTCCTCACGGCGCCGGCAAGGGCGCTGTCCCATATCTGCTGCAGCTCGTCCGCATACTTCATCATGGCCTTTGCCTCTGCGTGCCGCGCCTCCACTCCCGTGAAAGCCTTCCGCAGCTTCTCCGCAAAGTTTGCTATCCATTCCCGGATCTGTTCATACAGGCCCGGGTTTTCTTTTGCCATGATCTCCGGCAGCTGCGTGTCCTCCAGCATCATCTCGCAGCTGTCCGCTATCACTTCCTCCACTGCCTCGTCCATGGAAAGCAGTCCGTTCTCGCGCGCTGCCTTCTGCTCTGCCAGCGCCTCTATGTCTGCGCCGTCCTCTATCAGGTGCCGCGTCACGAAGTCGCGCAGCTGTGCGTAGCCCTCCGCGTTGTTCTCCCGGATGTAGTGCGTCAGCTCATGCGCCGCCGTCAGCAGCACGGCGGATTCCTCTGAGGTTCTGTTTGCCCCTGCGTTCACGTCAAGGTACATTGTCCCGTTGCGCATGAAGCCGTTGGCTCCCTTGTACCTTCCGGTCATGTCCGCCTCTGACTGGTAGAATACAACGTCCGTCCCCGTGATCTTTGCCAGCGTCTTTATCACGTCCAGCTCTGTGCTGCTCACCATGTCCTCGCTCGCAGCTTTGTATCTCTCTCCGCCGTAGTCCACGTCCTGCCCGAAGTACACCTTGCCCTCGCCGCGCTGCCGGGCTGCGCTGTTCTGTATGCGCGCATCCTTGCTGCTCCTGCCGGTGTTGAATGCTTTCGTGAACTGCTCCTGCGTCAGCACGCTTCCCGCGCCGCCGTTCCTGCGGCTGCTCTCATATGCCTGCTGCGCTGTCACTGCCGTCTGCTTGCCGTACATGTCCGCCGCCGTGGTGTATGCCCGCACGTAGGTGTCGAAGTCCCCGCCGTTGTCCTCCGGCCTGTAGCTCAGCAGCATCTCGTCGCCGTATGCGTAGGGGCGCACGCTGTCCAGCATTCTCTGCGTCTCCGCGTCAAAGGTCAGCTTGTCCTCCGTCACGTCCCGTGTTCTCCCGTCCGGCATCTGCACCCTCGCTGTGAACTTGCCGCCGTCCTGCACTATGGCCTTTATCTGTCCTACCTCGCCCCTGTATGCGGCCTCCAGTATTCCGTCCGGCCGGCGTGTGTTCTGCGTGCCCTGCGGTCTCTCCGTGGCCTGCTGTACCTGCTGTGCCGTCTGCTGTACCGGCAAAGTCCCGTCCTCCAGCACGGCGTCGATGGCCCACACTCTATCTGCCCCATACTTTTCTTCGAGCTCTTTGCGCCGGGCGTCGTATCGTTTCCATTCCGCGGGATCTTCTTCTATCTGCTGCCCCGTGCGCCCGTCGAATCTTCCCCTTGGGACATCCGGCCTCATGCCTTTAAGCTCCACCATGTCCCTGAAGAACTCAGGTTCATTTTTTTCTATGTCCCTGTATAGCTCCTGCGGGGTCTGCCGCGCCCATTCCGGTGTCTCTTCCTGCGTGCCCTGCGGGTACTGCGTGCCCTGCGCCTCCTGTGTCTGCGCCTCCTCCTGTACCGGCGTCCGTCTCCTCGGTGTCTGCGCGCTCTCAATCCCGCTCTCCACGCGGTCAGCCGCCGGACCTCCGTGTACCTCGGCCACGCTGTCGCGGTATCTGCGCTGCGCTCTGCCGTTCTCTATGGCATACGCGCCCGCGGTCGCCGCAGTCTGCCCGCCGCCCAGCACGGCAGACACCACCGCTGCGCCTATCGCTTCTTCTTTCATGCGGTTCGGGTTTATCATTGCGCCCTCATCTGTGGTGGAGTACAGCGGCACATCCTTGTATACAGACTTGAGCCCGCTCTCGCCTATGCCCTGTATGATCTCTTCGCTCATCTCCGAGGGGATGCCCTTTACTATTTGCATCAGTGCGCTGTTGTCTGCACGTTCAAGGGCGGCGCGGATATTCTTCGGCAGCTTCTGCAAGCCGCCCCACATATCATCCGTGCCGCCTATCTCCGTCGTTGCATTGTATGCCGCATTCAGTATCGCGTATAGTGACGCCTGCTCTTCGCTTGCCCCATCCTCCAGCGCGTTCTCGTAGCTATCGCCCACAACGCTCATGAACGTAAATCCCCAGTTTGGGTCTGCTGCCATGTCCGCTGTCGCCTTGAGTATCGGCGTCACTATCTGTGCCGCCCTGCTGCTGTTCGCCAGCGTTGACGCCGCTTGCAGTGCCTCCGTTGTTGCCTGCGCCGCTGTCGATGTTCCGCCGGACAACAGCGCCATCATCGACATGGGCAGCGAGTTCATCACCATTTCGGTATACTTGCCGACTGTCTGTGCTGCCTTGCTGTCGCTTGCCGCCCGCGCTGCTTCCTCGTGCTGCAAGTTTATTCTGCGGTTGCCTTCCTCTATGTACTGCCGCAGAAAATTGTCGTCCCCGTATGTGTAGTTTGGGTTTATCACTCGCCCCGCCTTGGTCACAAGCCCTGCCGCATCGTCGGCAAGGCTGGGGCTTATGTCGTTTACCGTCACTCCGGCAAGCGTCCGCAGCTCATCTGCGAAGCCTCCGAATGCCCAGTCTAATCCCTTTGCTATCGCGTTGTCCGCGCTTGTCAGTCCCGCTCGTGTGCTCCACTTCACTGTGTCCCACCAGTCCGTCGGTGTCCACAGCGTGCCGCCCGCTTCCTCCACGCGCTTCTTGTACGCCTCCACAAGCGCGTCTGCCTCGTCCATCTTGTTCTTGGCCGTGGTATAGTCCGCCGTGCCCCTGCCTTTACCTGCGGCCTCTACGGCGCGGCGTGCCTTGTTGTAGTCGATGTACGCCTGCTTGTACTTCTGGTTGAGGTCTGCTATCTCTGCTTCTTTCCGCCGCTCCGCGCCGAGGTCTACGCCCCGCCACCCGTGTTCCTCAAGATATGCCTGCCGGGTAGGGCTTACCTTGCCGCGTCCCTTGTCGTTGTTTACGATGCCGTTCCACTTGTTGCTCTGCTTGTCCAGGTAGTCCTGCCTCGTCCACGACTGCCCGCGGCTGTCCTTGAAAGTCCCGCTGCTCTGTGTGCTCGTACTGCTTCCTGTATACTCCTCGCCTCTGGCGCGGGCTATGTTCCGCTCACGCTCTTCATGCACACGCGCTATGTTCTGTTCCCGCTCTTCTCTTGTAGACATAGTGGCCTCCTTTACTTCTCAAACAATCCCCACGGGTCGCGCCCTGTGACGCGGTAGTAGTTCTCGCGGCTCACGTACGCATGGTTCCCCGGATCCCAGCCGCCGGAGAGTGCGCTGCCTCCGCCGCTGCCCGGCACATCGTAGCCGCGCGGGTACTCTCCCGTTATCTCGTAGTACTGGTCTGCCGTTATCGTGCCGTTGAGGTAGGCGGGCAGGGGATTAGCCGTTGCCCATGTCATGGCCATCTGCTTTGCCGCGTCCTCGCCGTACAGCTCTGCGTAGCCGGAGAAGTCTCCATAGTTGCCGAGGTCTGACGCCATCTGCTGCGCCCGCTCTGCGTCGAGCGCCTGATCGTATCTGTAGTCGCTCAGTGCGTCGCGGTACTGGTTGTACTCCGTGCTCTGCCTGTCCGCGGCCAGACTGTACTGCTGCCTGAGCGCGTCGCCCTCGGCTGAATACATGTCGTATGCCTGTCCGTACAGCTCCGGCAGCACGTCGTTCAGGCGCGACAGGTAAGCGTCGTACTGCTGCTGTCCTACGGCGCTGCCGTAGCTGCTGCCGTAGCCTCCTGTCAGCGCCGCCGTCTGACCCATGCTGTCGCGCATGGCCTGCTTGCCCTGCTGCATGTATGATTCCTTGTACTGGTTGTACAGCGGGTCCGCGCTGTAGTCGTACTTGAACGGCTCCCGGTTCGTGAGCTTGTTGTATATCTCGCTGATCTCCTCGTCGTATGAGGAGGCATACGTCGGCGCTTTGTTTTCCGCCTGCTTGAGCGCGGCCATTGCCTTGTCGTATGCCGCGCTCCTGCCCGCGCTGGGCGTCGTCCTCGTCGCCGGGGTAACTGTCTGCTGCGCACCCTGTGCGGGCGTCGTGTTCTGCGAGCCCTGCGGGTTCTGTGCAGGCGTCGTGTCCTGTGCTGTGCTCTGCGTGCCCTGCGTAGTCTGCGTGCTCTGCGCTGCCGGGGTCACGGTCTGCGTAGGCAGCGTGCCCTGTGCGGGCTGCGTGCTCTGCGTGGCAGGTGTCCCGCTCTGAGCACTCTGCGTGCCCTGCACCGCCGTTCTCTTCTTCTCTTCCTGTCCTACTGCCATTGCCTTTTCCTCCTCATATCCTGTATGCCTGCACGTTCTCCGGGAACTGCGCCGCCATCAGCTCGTAGCCACGGAATATCGTCCGCATCATCTCGCGGCACCGCGCCGTGTGCTTCTTCCCCGGGCGGCACTGCACTCTCACATAGCCGTCCCTGTGCAGCAGCGTCGGCTGCATGCCCGCCGCCTCATCCTTTGCCGAGGCCTCCAGCGTCCGCATCAGTATCGTCAGCGCCGCGCATACAAGGTCTGCCCCCGGCGCTCCCGCTCCTGCGTGTCCGCTTATCTCCATCGTGTACTCGCTCTCGTCATACGTCACTCTCGTCATGGCTCATCCCTCCGGCTGTGACGCTGCCTGGCTCCTCGCCCTCGCGTTCTGCGTGCGGCTGTCCTCGCCCGTGTCCGGCGCAAGGGATATGTCCTCCGCGCTGCCCGTGCCGCCTGCGCCGCCTCCCGTAAACGCTGCCGCCAGCGCCTCCACCTTGTCCGGCTCGTACTTCTGCGTCATTGCCAGCGCGTACTGCTGCACCTGCGCCAGCTTCTGGTACATCGTCCCGTTGTAGTTTATCATCTGCATCACGGTGTCCTTGTTGTCGAAGTCCATCATGTAGCAGCAGGCGAGCGCCTGATCTGTCTGCTGCGGGTTGAAGAAGCCGAGGTTGTAGAACTGCAGCGCCATCTCATTTTGCGTGATCCTGCTGTAGCTTGACCGCTTCGCCGGGCTCACCTTAATGTCGAACTCCGGCAGGCGCACCAGCATTATGTTCCCGCTCTGCTCCTCGTGCGCCTTGATGTTTGCGTTGCTGTAGCGCACGAAGGTCTCCGCGCCCAGCTGCCCCGTGATGCGGAACTGTCTCGGCATGTCGTAGAACTGCCGGATAAGCTCGATGCACAGGTTGACTATGCGTGAGTATGCCCTGTAGCTTGCGCGGCTGCTGTCCCTGCTGCCCTTGCCGCTCGCCTCCTGTAATGCTGCTATGGCTGCCGCTGCCGTCACACCGGAGGATATAACTCCGTTGCTTGCCTCCGTGTTCCCGCTCGTCTCTCGCAGCTCGTTTATCATGCTCGTGCGCACGTCCAGATAGTTCCCGCTCAGTGCGTTGTATTGGATCGGCGTCAGACTGTCCTTGCCCAGGTTGCCGTTGACATGCACGAGGGGATTGTTGAGATCAAGAAACTCCTCCTCGTTTATGCTGCCGTCGATGCGGGAGAAGTACCGCGGCATCGCGCCCACCATCGTGTTCTTGATGAACGCCGTCTGCATCACGTCTATCTGCGTCTGCACGTTCTGGCACAGGTCTATGTATCCGTAGCCGCATGGGCTGCCCTCGATCGGAAACAGCGTGTCGAACACGAAGGGATACAGGCCGTGGTCGTAGAGCGGCGCGCCCTCGTTTTCACTGCTGTACAGGATCTCGTCGCCCACGTACTTGCAGTAGTGCAGCAGGGTCTTGCCCCCGTCGTGCCTCTTGTAGTACACGTCTATCACCACGCTCTTGCCGTCCGTGGGTATCGTGTCGTCGCTCTTGAATTTGTTGGGCACAAAGGTCATTGCGTTGAGCTTGCCGTGCAGCTGCGGGTACATGCTCTCCAGTACCTCGTTGTCCATCATGGCCGTGTGGAAAAAGTACTTGCTCCTCTGTATGTCCGTGCATCCCGGCTCCCAGAATACGTTGAGTATGTCCACCCGGTCTATCGCTATGTCGCCCAGTCCGTTGAGCTTGTCCGCATCCCAGTACACCTTGTAGATGCCCGTCCCTGTCTTGAGCTTCTGCCATGCGCAGTCGCTGTAGGTCTCCTCAAAATGGTTGGCCTCCAGCACCACGGGGATTATCTTTGACAGCATCCCCGCCTCCTTCGCGTCGTCCGGCTCGCGGGCAAGGATGTTAGGCTCCGGGTATGCCTCCGTCGTGTCCGCGTGCTTTGCCACTATCACGTTGTGCAGCCACCCGCTCTTGGCTTTGAAACCGTTCAGCCCCTCTGACTGCTTCTCGATCTCTACCTGATTGCGCAGCTTCCACCAGTTTTCCGCCTCGATGGCGCGGCGGTCTACGCTTGCCTTGCCTGCCTTGTACTTGTTCAGGGTGAGGTTAAACTTCCGCAGCGTCTCCGTGTTGACCGGCGCCTCGTGCAGCCCCGGCGTCTGATCCTCTGGTGCTGGTGGTACCGTGGGTACTGCGGGCACCCCCATATCCATCCCCGGCATTGCTCCCGGTATCCCGCTCAGTCTCCTTGTCTCGTCCATGCTCTCCTCCTTATCTCCGCCTGAATTGGTTCAGCGGATCTATCATGTACTCCTTCTTCTCTTCCTTGACGGCCGGCACGATCGGGCGCGACATGCACATGTACCTCCACTCGTCGCATACATGGTCCTCCATCTCCGTGTCCAGATCCTCCGGCCTGTGCTTTGAGTGCTGCATCAGCGGCACCGTGCGGATAAATGCCCGGCAGTTGTCAAACACATACATCCTCGGGTAGCCCTCGCCGTCAAACTGCAATCGGTAATGGCACTGCATCCACCCCGGTATGCGCGCGTTGTCTCCGGGTGAGAACCACACCCTGTACTTCGCCGCGGTCTCCGCTATGCTCTCGCCCCGGCTCGTGTCCCATATGCTTGGGTCTGCCACGCCGTCTATGTGCCGGCCCTTGAGCCACGGGTGCTCCCGCTCTATGCGTGCTATCTCTGCGAACTGTTTTTCCGGCGTCCAGCGTATGCCCTCGTTGGGTGTGTCCGTGCAGCCGTACAGCTCCAGTATCCTGTACAGTATGCCGTCATAGTCCACCGCCCACCACGCACAGGAGAACGGCTTGCCGTACCCGAAGTCATAGCTGCGCAGGATATTCCATCCTCGGCTCTCTCCCGCGCTCAGGTCAAACGCCGGTATCACATGCACCCAGCGCCGCTGTGCTCTCAGCTCGTCCGGCCCCAGCTCGCAGCCCGCCTCAGCCGCCGCCTTGAGATCCGGCTCCGTCCGGAAGTCGTCAAAAAATGCGCCCTCGAATATATTCCAGTCGCCGTCCAGCCACGCCGCCCTCTGCTTCGCGGGCAGCGCCTCCAGCTGCTTTATGTATTCCGGCTGTGCCCGCATCAGCGCTTTGTTGTCCCGCACGCCTGCCTGGATGAAACTGTAGTCCCCGCCGTCCTCGCCGTCCTTGTAGTGCCGGTCGATGAACAGCCGCTTGACCCACTCATGCCCGATGCCTCCCGGGTTGCAGGTGTAGTACACCCGCTTGGGGAAACCGTTGACGCCGCGCACGCAGGCCGTCAGCTTTTTGATCGTGTCCTCGCTCTGGTGCGTCGCCTCGTCAACAAAGAGTACGTCGACCTCCAAGCCCTGGAATCTGTCTGCGTCCTTCTCCCGCTCGCAGTAGCGGAAGAGTATCCTGCTCCCGTTGGGGAACTCTATCTCTTTGCGCTGGTCGTTGTAGCGGGCAGCGGCGTCCGCCGTCCCGCAGCCCAGCATCTCCTTGAGCGGCTTTATGTGGTTGGCGTACAGCTCCGGGTAGCTCCGGCGTATTATCATCACATTGATGCCCGGGTAGTACCCGCACATCAGCACTGCCTTGACCCGCACGCCCCAGCTCTTGCCGCCGCCTCGCGCCCCGCCGTAGCATATGTACTTGTGCCGGTCCCGCAGGAAGAGCCACTGCTTGTCGCTTGGCTCCGGTATTGTCAGCGTCCTCATTGTGCCGCCTCCTCCGTGCCTTCGGCAAACTCTATGCTCATGCCGCCGTCCCGCTCTCCTGTCTCAATAGCCGTGTATCTTTTGAGCAGCTCCGTCCCTGCCTTGATCCTGTCCGCCAGCTGTGCGTCCAGGCCAAACTGATCCGCTACCTCTCCCCGCATTACGGATGAGAGGAAGCGCAGCACCTCGTTTGTCTTGGCTATCTCCGCCTCGTCTATCTCGCGCAGGCGCTCGCGTATATACTCCTCCACATCAGCATCTTTCAGCAGCCTGTAGCCTGTCGTCCGCGCGCTCTTGGCGGAGTACCCGGCCTCGACCGCCGCCTGCGTCTGGTTGTTGAGGCGGATGTACGCCTCCGCAAATCTCTGTTTTTTAGGTGGCAGCCTCTTCATCCTGTGCCTCCTTGTACATCTTTGCCAGCTCCTGCACCACTGCGGCCACGGAATATGTCTTGAGTATCAGCTTGTTGTCCTCCCGTATCTGCCAGCATGTCAGCACCTTGTCGTACTTGATGCTGTAAAACTGCCGGGAGTTGAGGCTGATGTTCCGCCCGCGCATTATCAGCGCCTGCTGCAAACGCTTTGCCGTGTCTCTCATGCTGCGCATGCTGTGTCCCTCCCTGCTTTTGTCTTATGAGATTATTATAGCGGGGGAGCGCTCGTTTTCTCTATGGCCCTTTTTGCCCTAAATTTCTGAGGCGTCCTGCGCTCAAAATTTTTTTTGAGAAAATTAAAAAAAGCGCTTGACATATCACCCAATGAGTGATAATATAAGGCACGTAAAGACAAAACGGATGGCCGACAGGCAGAAAGGAAATACAAAATGAACGAGAACAACATGATCAACATCAACGCAGACGATCTCCGCACGGTAGCGGAGGAGACCAAGGACAAGAGGCTCGGGAGATTCAGCGCCGAGTATTATCAGCTCAGTTATGACCCGCGCACCGGCGAGCTGTGGACAGATTTTCACTGCTCTCTCGGCGGCAATGAGCACACGGTGTACCGTGATGAGGAGATCATTCCTTGCGGCAATCTCCGCAGGCGGTACACTGAGGCAGAGCTGCGCGAGCTCGTGGAGCTCTGCGTGGAGGAGCGAGAGGCAGGTGTGCGTTGACTATCCGGGAGCTCAGAGCACGGACAGGGCTCACGCAGGCGGCGTTTGCTGCGGCGCTGCACATCCCCAAGCGCAGCATTGAAAACTGGGAGGGCGGCGGCAGAACGCCGCCTGCCTATCTCGTTGAGCTGATCGAGTACCGGGTCGCGCACGATCCGGACTTGACAGGCTCGCGCAGTCTTGATAAAATGCACGTGTCAGGCGGGAAACCGCCTGTGGATTGAAACACAACTACCACATGCGCGCAGAAAAAGGGCGGCCAATAACTGGCCGCCCTTTTTCTGCGTTCTTCATTCGATCTCATATTTCCTCATTGTCATCTGGTATACCGGGCAGCGCTCATAAGGCCCCACGCAGTGCCGCCCCATGTAGGAATCCTTTGCCCGCAGTGTGGAGAACTGCATGCTCAGCTTCATTTTATCCGCAAAGCCCTCGCATACTATGTCGCGCTTGCCTGCCCGCTCGCCCATGAAGAACGGGCAGCGCACGTCGGCTGCGTTCCACGTCTCCTTGTGGTTGGCCATACTCCGCTCGCCTCCTTATATGCCGTTGAGCGCGTCGTCAAGGCAGGCGAAATCCGCAGGCGTGAACATGCACTCCTGCTTCTCTTCCTCGGTCCTGCGCCATTGCTTTGCCGCCCCGGCCTTGGCCTCGGTCTCCCGCTCCTGCGGTGTTTTCCTGTCGTTCTCCGGGTCGTAGCTGTACTCTGTCAGCTCTCCCCGGAAGCCGCACAGCCTGCACCCGGCGTAGCCTGCCCTTGCATACTCCGCCGGTACCTCGCTCAGATGGTACAGCTTGCCCAGCTTTGCCGCGCACCCGGCGCACAGTCTCGTCCGTATCCTGCTCATGTGTTCCTCCTTCCTCCGCGCTTCGGCGGACGTGGTATTATGATCCTCCCGCCCCGCACCTTCGGCCGCACCGGCAGGATGCATCTCACGTATGAGCTTATTGCCCGCCCGCACTCGTCGTCCAGGCGCTCGAAAGCAGTCTGTCTCGCCGTCGGCAGTACGGCTATGTCCTCCGCGCCGCCGCTTACTTCCTCCGGCTCTGTGTATATGGGCTTGAGCAGGTTGCCCCTGCTCGTGCTCCACTTGTTCTTTCCGCGCTCAAGGCCGTGTACGTTTTTGACCATGTACACCGCCAGCGCCGTGTGGTCTTCCCGTCCGTCTATCTCCTCCACGGAGATTGTTCCCCACTTCCACAGCCCGGCCAGCATGTCAAGGCTGCATGCCTCGATCACAAAGTGGTGGTGCAGGCGGGCAGGCGCGTCCCGCTCCGGGCTCCAGTTTGCGTTTACCATCACGTACCTTGGGTTACGTCCATGCTCCCGGCGGAAGGCAGCGCGAAGCACCCGTGTGAACTTGCCTCCGTTCTCCTCGAGGGCGGCATAGTCTGCGGGCAGGTGCTCGTCATCGTATTTTGCTGTTACCCACAGCCATCCCCGTTCAAGGTTGGCGTTGAGTATCCGCGCTAAAGACTTCACGGCTTCCATCTCGTTCGCCCTGATCTTCCTTGCCGATGTGTTTCCGGCTATCCTCTGACCGCGCGGCTTCTTCTGTGGAGATCCGGCACGGACATTCATGTATGTCCGTCTGATCTCCACCACGTTCCCCGATATTATCTTGTACTCCATCAGTTTCCTCATTCCTTTTAAAGCCTCGTCCTAATCTTAGCCTCTTAAAAGTCTCGCAAGAAACGCACGCGCCCGCGCGTTTCTTTTCCTGCCTCGCGCCTGCGCGCGAATATAATAAGTAGAAAGGTACAGGGGTCTCGAAGCCGCCCGCGCCGTGCGTGGGCGCTTTCCAGATCCTTGCGCCGAAGAGGGGAGAATTGATCTCCCCTCATTTGTTTTCTCGAAAGAACACCTGCTCTATGCTCATGTCCATTGCCTTTGCCACCTGCCATGCAAAGCCGAGACTTGGCATCTTGTCTCTCTCGTATCCGGCTATCGTCTGCGCCGACAGGTAAGCCCGCGCCGCCAGCTCAAATACGCTCAGCCTTGCCTCCAGCCTTGTCAGGAGCAGGCTCTGTCCCGTTGTCAGCTGCCCCTTCGGCAGCTGCATCAGCGCCGCGCTGGACAGCCCCAGCGCATCCTCAATGCGCCACAGCGTCACGTCCTGCACCTTGCCCGCACCGAGGAAGCGGTTCACGTTGTTCGTGCTCACTCCGCATGCCTTGGCAAGCCACGTCACGCTGCGCCCCTGCTCCTGCATTGCCGCCTCCACCGCGCCCGTGTCTATATGTATCACGCTCATTCGCTGTCCGCCTCCTGTTATTTTTGTTGATCCTCCAGCTTCATGAAGCATCCCCAAAATGTTTTTGAGTTCTTTCCGCTGTGGTGCCCGAATAGTGGCCTCATTCCAATTGCTCGCCATACAGCTGCTGCGGGGATTTGCCCTTCCGACCATTTGAAAATGAGTACTCCATCTGGTTTGAGCACTCGCATACATTCTTGGAAACCGTCTTTGAGCATCAGCGGCCATGTTTTATCTAGCTTGCCATATTTTTCGACCAGCCACGAAGTTTGCCCCGCATCTATGAGGTGTGGAGGATCAAATATAACCAACGTAAAAGTGTTGCTTCTGAACGGTAGGCGCGTGAAGTCGCATTGTATATCAGGTGCAACCTCGCATATGCGAGTGCTTTTTCCCTTGTTGGAACTCCATTCTCTTTCCGTTCGGCTTTGCCGAATATCGCAATACACGGCGGCAGGGTGATGTTTGTCGAACCAGATTGATTTGCTCCCGCATGTAGCATCTAGTATTTTTTTGTTCTGCGGCAGCTCGACCTCTGTGCTTATCCACGTTGTTTCCGTCATCCCGTTACCTCCTTTATCATTTTCCGGCGGTGCCGTCCATCTTCGCGCCGCAGTTCGGGCAGTAGTTGTGTCTATTCGCAGCTATTGTTCCAACTGCAATTTTGTAGCCTCTTCCGCAGTTGGTGCAATACCATGAGCTGCGCCGGCGCTCCCACTTTCCGTGTGCCACCTGTGTGTACTCTCTGAGTTCCTCATATGGACAGGCCCCGAGATTGCAATAGCTCCCGGTCTTTTGGCACCCCCCTCCGTGACTTTCGTGTGTGCAGAATTCAACCACCTTCAAGCACCTCCCCGGTCTCCGGATCCGTCACGCCTATGTAGCCCGGCCCGCTGCCGGTAAACTTTCCGCGCCGCAGTGCGCGGTCCGCCTCTGCCGCCACGGTCAGCCAGCTCAGCGCGCCGAGCATTGCGATCTGGTGCATGTTCTTTGTGTAGGCGTCAAACTCCGTCGCGTTCATGTCCTTGCATGCGCCCCACATGTACTTCAGGCTCTGCTTGTGCTCGTTCGTCGAGGCTACGGCTTTCTCCACCGCGTCCTGTATGTAGGCGTAGCACTCGTGCATGCCGCCCGCAGCGCCGCGTCTCTCTTTGATGCCGTCTCTTTCTGCTGCCATCAGGGCCGTCAGCCCCGGCTGTGTGTCAAACAAACTCATATTCTCTCTCCCCCAGATACTCTGTCAGCACGTCGCGCGCCTCTTCCCAGCCGTGGCATACCTTCCAGCAGTAGCCCTGCCGCGCCAGCTGCGCGCCCCATTCCTTCTGCTCCCGGCTCACGGTGCTGCCCTTGAGCTTCTTCATCTCAATGTACAGCCCGTGAAACTTCCCGCGCGGCACCGGCAGGCAGATGTCCGGTACGCCCGCCTTCACGCCCTCGGCCTTGAAGCGCCCCGCCTCGGCCTTGCTGCGCTTGCCGCCGTTCGGTATGTGGAACATCAGCGCAAGCTCCGGGTATATCCCCATCCTTGCCTGCGCGTCCGCCCAGTTGAACAGCGTTGCCTGCTCCTGTCCCTCCGGCGCGCATGCCGGCAGCCGTTCCTTCTTCGGCTCAAGCGGCTGCGTCACCTTCGCCCCGTTCGCTCTGCAGTTCCTGTAGTGTGCTCCCATTCAGAAGTCCCTCCATTGTCCTTTGTATTTTGCTCTGGTGTCTTTCTTCGGCGGGCCGTCAGGCGGTCTCCGCCGTGGCTTGTAGTTCTTGCTGCGCATGTCAAACTCCCGCCCGGCAGCGGCGCAGCCTATCACTCCGCACTCGCCGCTGCCGCTGCACTCGCTCATCCAGTACGCTTCCCTCAGCTTTCTCTCGTGCTCCGGGCACAGGTACATCTTCATCATCCGGCTCTCCCTCTCTCGTACAGCGTGCAGTCCGCTGGGTCTCTCCTGTCCGGCGGGTGCTGCGCTATGCGGCTCTTGCCCGTCATGTATAGGTAGTCGCAGCCGTAGGCGTATGAGTAGCCGGTCTCCGTGTGCATCCGGCAGCGGTATATGCAGTCCTTCCGCGTGCATCGCCGCATCTCCGGCGCTTCACTCTTTTCTTTCGGCATAGCTGTACAGGTCCTCCCTTATGTCCTTTATGCTGTCCGGCACATAGCGCCTGCCCTTCAGCCGCTCCGCGCACACCAGTATGCTTATCACGTAGTTGCGCGCGGTCACGGCGCTCATGTGGTCCGCCGCCGGTATCTCGCCCCTGCTCATCAGCATCCGGGCCGCCCCGTCCGTCGCCGTTATCTGCATTGCGGTCTCTCCCCGGATGAACTCTCCGTCCTCCAGTACCTCCGTCTCGTAGGTTACGGTCAGCACCTTCATGCGCCTCGCCTCCATCCTCTGCGCTGCTCCCGCTCCTCGCGCTCCAGCTGTTTGTAAATCTTCGCGTCCATCCACGCCGGGTCATACTCTATCACGTCCCGGCATCCGCGCACCGTCTCCGCGATCCGCTGCACCGTGTGCACCGCCAGCGGCGGGACTATCAGCAGCGCCGCCACTATGCCCAACGCCAGCGCGCCGGTCCCGGCCACGCTCAGCCCGCCTATGTATGCTATTATTGCTTCCATTGCTTACTCCCTTCCAGCAGCACCTCGGGGTGCCGCTGCACATATGCCCTCAGCAGAATCCCCCACAGCTCTTCCTTGGCCTCCCGGCTCATTCCGCCGTCGTCCAGTATCTCTGCCGGCCCCGTCCTAGCTATGGTTATCGGCATTGCTCTCCGCCTCCCGCTCCTTCACCATGCGCAGCATCCCGTCTGCCACGCCCACGAGGTACGCCGTGCTCTCCGCCGGTATCCTCTTCACTGCCTCCGCCAGCTTCTCGGCTGCGTTCTTTTCTTCTGTGCTCATTTGCTTTCCCTCCTGTAGTCGTCGATCGTTTTCGGGTTCTCCTCGCCATAGAGGTCAAAGAGAATGTCGTCTGCCGCCTTGCGCACTGCCGGGTCATCCGTCAGCACCTCGGCCTTGAAGCCCGTTGTGCTGCTGTACGGCAGCTCTTCCCGCAGGCACCGCAGGAATTCTTCTGCGTCCGTGAATTCCTGCACGTCCCCGTTAATGTATCTTGCCCGCCCTACCAGCTGGACCTCTGTGCTTTTTTCCATTTTTCTTTCCTCCTTGTTTATTGGTAAATGCTGTGGTATGATGTTGTTGATCGGCGCTTGACGAAAGGCGGCGGCCTGTGGTATTTTTTTCTTGTCCGGACGGAAAGGGGTGTTGCCTTATGGGGGAATTCCTCTTCGGCAAAATGATTCCTTTCATGTGTTCCCCTGTCTGATCTGACAGCCGCCTACATACTGGCCAAGGTTACGGACGCCAGCGTGTCGCTTACGAAAGTCGGCGGTGCCGCTGTTAAGCAATCGTCTGTTCCGATTGACACCGTGGGGGCCGCCCCCTGTCTGCCGCACATTGCGGAATAGCTGAACCGGTGTCTGCACAGCGGCGGGAACATAAAGCAGAGGGAGCGCACCGGGAGAGCAGCCCGGCGTGCTCTTTCTCCGCCCGCGGCCTCCGCCCTTCGTCAAGCGCTGATCAACAAAATATAGAAAGGATACTTGCTCTATGACTACTCTTGCTGTCTTCCTCTCGCTCATCCTCGGTCTGCTTCTTTGGTCCGTGCTCGCATTGCTTGGTCTGCCGTATCTGTTGATTGCCTGTGCTGACCTTGCGCTTCTGTACTGGCTTCCGCGTCTCGTATGCTGCCGGCGCGGCAATCCCGCTCTCGCTCAGCAAACAGTCGGTGTCCTCATTATCGTCTGCTGCGGTATCGTTATGTTTGCCGACCGCGCAGCATTCCCTAACTTGTGGTATGTTCTGTCCGGTATCGCGCTCGTCGTTCTCTCGTTTATAAAAGTTAAGAAAGGATAATCAGCTATGAAAGAAAAA